TGCGTAACTTCCTTCTAAAGCAGGGAGTTAGCTCTATAAAAAAGACAGTTTCTGATATCAACGAGCATACCCAAAACAACATACTTCTAAACTATACAACGCTTGCACCTACAAACCAGCAAGTCGGGGATACCAACGTACTTGAGCTAGGAAAGCTAAAGGGAAGGGAACGTAGCTACACCGCCAGTATCACCGGTGAGTGGAGAGATGAACTTAGCAGGGCACCTCGTGAGCTCATACTAAAAGAAGGTGCGCAAGTTCTCTGTGTTGCTAACGACCCACACAAGAAGTTTTTTAATGGAGACCTTGGTAGGGTTCTGGAACTAGAGAAGCTAGGGGTTTGGTTGGAACTGGAGAGCGGAAGAAGCGTAAAAGTTAGTCAAAGCCGGTGGGATAACTGGCAGTACGACTGGGATGAGGAGAGGTCTCATGTATGTGTCCGTTCAGTTGGAACTTTTAGTCAGCTCCCCATACAACTAGGCTATGCTATGACGATACATAGTTCCCAAGGGCTTACTTTAGGACGTGTTAAGTTCGTAACTGAGCGACTTTTTGACTTCAGACTTGCTTATGTTGCTATAAGCCGTTGCCCCGATCTAGCCTCACTTAGTCTATCGAGACCTTTGTGTGTTTGAGGCGGAGGTTCAACCTTTGAAAGTGCTCAAAACTACGGGAACGTGTATTTTCAATATCTAAGTAAGCTGCTATTCAGCCCCATCAAAAAAACCTTGCCGCCAGAGATAGCCAAGTTGGTCACCTTCGCTCATGTAAGCTTTGATTTGTTCATCATCACTGGCTCGTTTGACAACCGTGTACCCACTTTCTTTGGTAAGCCAGAATACTTCTTCAAGTTCACAAGCATTTAAAAAATCAGGAGAATGAGTCGATACAAAAACTTGACCACCTCGGCGTGCATAATCTCTAAACTCTTCTGCAAGTTCGTGCAGCAGTTTAGGGTAAAGCTGATTTTCTGGTTCTTCTACACATAACAGAGGATGGGGATTAGGGTCGTATAAAAGCACTAAATAGGCAAACATTTTGATAGTGCCATCAGAGACATGCCGTGCCAGAAAAGGATCTTGAAAATCACCATGCTGGAATCTAAGCAGAATGCGCCCTTCTTCCGTAATTTTGGAATCGACTCCGCTGATACCAGGTACGCGCTGTTTCAGTTTTTCAATAATTTTATTGAAAATAGTAGGCTGCCTTTTATAGAGAAACTCTGTCACCATCGCTAAGTTTTCACCCTCTTTGGAAAGGTGCTCCGCATAACCAGATTCCCTTTCAGATCGCGCTTGCTGAATGTGAAAATCAGAAATATGCCAGCGTTCAAGTAAATCACCAATTGCTTTACTGGCCGGAAATTTTTCAAATTGGGCCAAACCTTTCAAGGCCAGGATATCCGGAGATTTAAGTTCATATTTTTCTCGTCTTAACTCTTTAGAATTGGTAACTTTATCAGGTTCATTAACCACCGCCTGCCCCTTGCCTTTAGCAAAATCAAGAAACCGCCACGGTTGACCTTCACTTCCCCGGCGATATTGGAGAATCTCTTTTTCTATGATAGGACGCCCATCCTCCTCATCGATTTTTAAAAAATAGGTAGCTAATGGGGACTGATTACTTTCAAGTTTCAAGCGAAATTTTAATTCTATTTCGATCGGACCTATTGAATTGCGGCTTCTGACTTCTTGAAATCCTTTACCGCCTCCTAGCTTAGTGAGGGCCACCTGAATATTATCAGTTAAAGCATCTTTTAAGAAACTAAACACACTAAACAGGGTCGTTTTCCCAGTACCATTAGCACCAACAAACACGCTCATTTTTGGGATTTTTTCAATTTCAACGTTTTTAAATGCTTTAAAATTTTTTAAACGGATAGTTTCTATTTTCATTTTATCAGGATTTCTGGTGTTGACTTGATTCGTCGAGGTTCACCACTCAGCAGTGAAATGATTTGATTAACTTCCACCCCCCTAATAAATTCTTCAGCATGAGTAGAAATCAAAAATTGAATATTCTTCTCTTGAGCTTTACTATTAAAAAATCTAAAATAATCTAAAACATTACGTTGTAGATTAACGTGTAGATGGGCATCTGGTTCATCCAAGAGGATGGTGGTAGGATGATAACCATATAGGAAAGCTAAAAGGGTCAAGGTCTGATGAAAGCCGCTGCCCCCAGCAATGATATCATAAGCTTTCCCTCCTTGTTTATACTCACAAGTAATTTGGGTGTCTACCCCTGCTAGGTATTTCGGAGAAATTAATTCAACTGAGAACCATTTTTTTACAATCTCCTGAATATCACGCCAACCTTGTTCATCTTTATCCCAAACTCGCAACAATAAGTTCCTTAACACGCTGCCTGGTTGGGCTTTACCCACTTGTTTGCGCAAAGGTCCGTCATCACGGCGTTCCTCACGGTCTTCCAATCCAGAAAATGGAGGAACATAGGCAACAATAGGCAATTGAGAAGGACGGTCTAAGTCTCCTCTTAATTCGTTGAAATAGGTCCACCCCTCGCCAGGAATCGCATAAATCGTTTGGGGGGAATTATAGCGTAACTTGACAGTGAAACATCGCAATTCATTATTGAGTGCTTTCCAAGTGACTTCAATTTCGATTAGGATATATTCTTGTTTTTTTTCTTCACCCTTACGACGGTCGGTCCGTTCCCGCCAAAGTAGATTAAACACCGGCACTGGTAGAGCGGTAAAATTAGGCAACACGATTTGGACACCCCGCTTACCACGTCGTTTAGCTCGCCCAAATTCGTCAATGCAAAACTGCCAAATCGCCAGGGCTTGTAACAGAGTGCTTTTGCCACTGTTATTGGTTCCCACTAGCAAATCAAAATGAGTAAAATTATAAGTTTGTTCACGGATACTTTTAAAATTGCGCAAAGTGAGTTTAGTAATCATGAAGAGGTGTCTAGATATGAGTTGTTAGGCCGGTTTCAAGGCACCTAACAACTCATGGGGTTTTAGTTGGTATGGTCTGTTATAGCCTGAAAGATCGGAGCGAGCGTGTTCGCCCAAACTAGGCGGCGATACTTATCGCTAAGATTTTTCGAATCTGAAAGTAGTGAAACAAGAGTCGGCATACAATGACCCGTCACATCGCCTATCTTATATCGAAAAAAGGCAAAACGCTCTAATTCGGGATATGGGGACTCGGGTTCTTGGGGGGAGCAGTATATCCACTTGCCACTTTGGGTTAGGTATAAGTAGAGTACTACCTGTTTACTGCCGGTTTGAGATAATGCCTGGCTATACTCGGGGGTTATGAGGGCTTTGGTCGTTAGGAAGAACTCCAAAGTAAAGTTAAAGGTTAGCTAGGCACTTAGTGAGTGCCTAGCTTCAAGTGAAAAAAGATGCCTCCTTACTTCTAAAGGGCTCACTAACCTCCTTCTCGCCGGGTGTGAGGGTAGTGCTCGTTAAAGAACTTCAGTACTTCAAGCAAAACTCCAGTCCTTGGTAAAGCCCCCCCATACAACATGCCATTGCCTTTTACAAGGCTCATGGCAAGATCTAACTCTCGATGCAGGTCGGAGTGTTCTAAAAAGACTATGCTCATTTTCTTGTCCATTATACTAGCTCACCCTTTCCAAAATTCCTAACTCAAATGGTAACTTCTCAAGCTCCTCACGGCTAAACACTCTACCCTCTTCTAACCGTTCTAACAGGCGAAATACCAATGCTTTATCGCCAGCTTGCATTTCAACCTTCTCAAGGGAGGAGTTCTTCAGTATATGGGAGAGGTGATAAGCAAGTGTGGTTGAGCGTGATTTCATGTGTTCAGCAGCGGAGCGTACCCGATTAGTCGGGACGGTGATATCTAATAACACCGACAGTAGATATGCTGTACTGTTATGACCAATAGCAGAGACAAAATTTTCTGTTAGAAAAGCTTGAGCGTCTGTCACCGTAATAGGGCCACGGAAATGATAATGCCCGTAAGTGGTCAACACAGGGGAATTAAGTAAATATAACATTTGTTACTCCTAGCTGGGTTAGTCTAAGTCTGGCCAGTCTGGTGGCCACATAGCGTCTAAAAAATCCATCGGGTTTTGATACTCGCTCGAACTAGCGAGCATGACCCGGAAGTCGGGATATGCTCGCTCAGCCGCCTCTATGCAGGCGTTTACGTTCTCAGGCTTTTCGTGGGATGACCACAGCTCTGCGCAGCGACCGTTTCCGATCACTACGTGAAAACATATGCCAGCACGCTTATATTTATCTACTTCTGCCCTAGAGAGCCTTATAGTAATCACTATATGCCCTCCTCTGCTTGTACCTCCGCTTGTAAGAAATCGACAAGCGGAGTTAAAGTTGGTGTATGTACAGCGGGAAGTAAGCACTTCCCCTCGTGAACGCGCATGTAACAGCTTGCCGCGAACATGCCGTCGAGGCATTTGCGAAAGATGGCCCCATTCGTATCACCTGGGAAGTCTTCCTTATAGTGTTTAAGGAAAAGTTTCGCTTTAACTGAAAACTTTGCACGGTCAGTCTCAGGTCCGACCTGGACGCGATAGTAAGTGCGAGGAAAGACCTCCGAAAAAACAAGATAGTAATACCTTGTTTTTTCACCGGGGGCAGCCTCGGCTGCCCCCGGGTTGTAAAAGTACGACTCTAGAAAGTCGGGAAGTTTTTCTCCGCGCCAATACCATCTTTTAAGAGACGCATCCCATAAGATGCGTGTGCCATTGTTGCGAGCTAGCTCCTTTAGCTTGTCTTTTTCTCCGAACTGGATGTTTAAAGCAAAGTTTCTCAAATTCGTAGTGCTCATGTGCTATACTCCTATCTATTCGTTTCGTGTTTAGCCAAGCCCCCCAAGGACTTGGCTTTTTAGTTTTTAGCCAAGAAGCTTGGCTTGTTTTAGGATAGTAGCCTCTTGTTTTGGAGAGACGACCATTGCGTTGACCATTTCTCCTTTCCGCGGGTTTTTCTCACGAACTCTCACGGCTGCCCAATACTCCAAAAATCCGTCAATGACTTCAAAGCTTTCTGGCCCGGTGGCCTTCAATATCACTGGTCTTAGTAAGCCATCACACTCCAAAATGGCATCGGATAACGCTTCAATCTTGGCGGCGTCAAAGTGCTCACGAGCTTTGGCGCAAGTAATACAGACCACATCGACTAAGAAGAATTTCATTCTATTCACCTATTTCCTATTTTGTTGTTTACGTTCCGAGTCGTCTCGATACATATCGATACATATATAATAGTATCGAGGAAACAGGAAGTCAAGACTTTTTTTAAAAAAAATTCAAAAAATGTTAAGACACATCTTGTTGCTACGATTCGTAGCACATCGTGTTTATACATATAGTAGTAACGAGCGGCTAAGATGTCAAGACTTTTTTAAAAAAACCTTTCAACTTCTTTCCCCCTCCTTTATGTAGAGTAATTGCAAGCTCGGGTGTTAACGCTATGCCAACACGTCCTTGTTTTACAGCTATGAGGCTACCAAAAAAAGGCAGCTACATCCCAGGGCTTTAGGCGATCGGATGGAATCCGAGCCGAGAAGTTAAAGAAATAAAAAATAGAGTTCGTCGTTTCCTTTTTTGCCAGTGCAGGTAAAACTTAAGTTATATGCGATAAGCCCTTCGCGATCACTAAAGTCCGGCATGTCTAGCTGAGCGTATGGAACAACAACTTTGAAACGGTTGCCATGCGTTGTACCAAATAACGCCTCGATACGTAAAGTAGTCCCCGCCCTTGCAAGCGCAGGGGGGTTAAAGTCCGTCAGAGACGGTGCAACAAGGTCGATAGAGCCTGCTGGCTTTCGTCCTGTTATAAGGTGTTTAGAACTTGTTAGTATATCCGTATACTTTGATATGGCGTTCGCCATCTTGAGTTCCAAGTTATCGCAAAAGATCAAAGGGGGGGAGAGGTCACCTACAACAACTGTTGCTCCCCTCACCGGTGGGATGTTAGGGAGCACCTTAGTTGTTGAGTAGTCAGCGTACGTTAGTGCAAACGATGCCGTAGCAAAGGTCTTTTTAGCATCTAGTAGGCCAGCAGTAACTAAACTTAAAGCCCTTATGTCAAACATAAAGGTTGGGTCAGCGCATATGCCATTTGAGATACGTTCCGGGTTGAAGCGGCAGCTTGTCGGAACATATGCTATGCCATCAACGGCGCTAGTCACAGTAGCGGAAGCTCCGCCAGCCCCCGTTATAGTCCCAGTCCCAAACTCTCCCGTGCTTGTAGTAACCGTTAGCGTCACCGCGCCAGCCGCTCCACTCTTAAAGTCTAAAAGAGTACCGCTAGTAGCGTCTTGACTTACGCTCTCTGTAGTACTCCATGTTCCAGTACTGCCAGTGCAAACCAATAAGTAGGCATTTTTCCTGACTAGTCCAGAGGCCTGCATGAGGTGGTCATAAAATGGGGCTTGTACTTTACCACTACCATCAACACCACCTCCGATAAACTCTACTGGAATTGTGGATGTGCAAGACATGACACCACTTGCCTTACCAACTGGCGAAAAATTAGGCGTCGACATAGTGCGTTCCTGCATATCGTTTTCCATCTTAAAGTCGGCACCGGTATTTGCAAAGACTGTTACGTAGTCTACCAAAGGGTCAATACCATAATTAGCTTCCAATGCAGTTAATACGGAGATTATTTTTGAACGTAGACCGCAGTTTTGAAAGGCCATATAAAATTCCTCTTTTAAAGTAAAATGTTGTTTTTTCGGTTGCTATGAGTACATAACTGAGAAGTACAAGAAAACTGGTCGAGCCAATGATACGAGTCTAGGTTTGAACCATACGCTACGCCTCCTCGATAAGTTAAGGGGGTAGTAGGTAAGTCAAACTCAGTAGTTGGAATTTGCCAGCCTAACAGTGAGTCTAGTATTTTTGTGTGAAGTGCCCATATTATGTCCATTGCATTCACGCCATACTCATCTGTCATGGTATCGGCAACAAGTAGAAGACCGAAAAAGTCTTCTACTTGTTGGCGTACAGCATAGCCTAAAGATTGATTGGCTGTAGACTGAGTACGTAGTCTCATAACAAAAACCGAAGGTGTGCTAGCAACCTGGTCTTCGGTTAACAGTCCCTTGAAATCGGTTGTCCCCTCTATCTGACTTACTTCGTTCTCAAAGTCGTCTACTTTTATACTTCCGTAGAGATCTTCTCTTAGTTTTAGAACTATGTTGCGGCGTGCAGTGGAGGCAAGCACACTCTTTGGACTAAACTCCAGAGCTAGTCCAGCAAAAAAAATAGGCTGGATAGGGTCGGTTCTAGCAACTAAGTTCCCACTAGAGAGTGCTAGCCTACCTATAAAAGAAACTTCCATAGTTGTTCCTAGTCCACCGCAAGCAGTTCGAGTGATACTTTGCCAGCCTCATACCATAAAGGCTGGCCTATCAACGGTGTGATAACTGGCTCACATGCTGTGGCTATGAGTATCCTATCCACCCCCTCCATCGTTCCCACGAGAGCTTGGTATGCAATACTAACTTCAGTCGCAAAACCGGGAAAATGAAAGGGCTCACTCACGCCTAACTCGGTAAAGACTACGGCGTGCTTTTCATAGTTGACGTCTGTTAGTTCTCCAGTGGGGGTATCCGTTTGGATACCCTCTGAAGTACTGTAAAGCGCAAGTCTCAAGTTGGTGACCACTGGAAGTGTCTCAAAACCCAGTAAGTGTCTAACTATCTTTGTGCTTAAGTAGTCAGTAACTATTGCTGTCATTTCGCCCCCTTTAAACGCAAGAAGCGTAAGATGATATTTCGCGCTTCAAGCTTATCGTCCTCAGTTATACCAAGATATGGCCTAGCTGGTAAGAGGACGCGATGACCTTTGCCAGTTCGACCCCCTTTTTGGTGTATGCGTGCATACACCGGAAAGTTGCCAACACCAACTTCCACGCTATCGTGCGTTGCGTTGTAGTTGACGCTTTGCCTTAAGATAGCATGGTCTACGAGTGTCTTCCCTCCATCCTTCATAGCCCTTTTTGATACTAGCCAAGGCTTTCCAGTTGGGTCAACGCCCCGATCAAAACGCATATCGGTCTCCGTCAGGATGTACTCCCCAAGTTCGGTAAACGCATAAGTGAGTCCGAGCATAAGTGAGTTTAGGTTTTTAACCTTATCTCTTGCTTTGGCAGACTCTACTCTTACCTGTATTTTTGCCATGCAATACTACTCCTGGCTTGCCTAAGTGAGAACGGTGGCGTGATGTCTAGTTGGGGGGGTATATCTACTATCGGAGTGTCTCCCAAACTAAGTCCACCACGCCTCGCATTAGTGATATCATCTAAGTAACTTATACTTGTGTCGTAAGCAGCTTTTATCGAAACACTCGGTTTATGAGCCGCTAAAAGATAGCGAGCGATAAAGTTGGTGTGTTTCTTTAGCATCTCCAAGTTTGCCGCTAAAAGTTTATCTTCCAACGGTATGTCGTAACGACGAAGGAGGTAAGTACTCACGATACTCTCTGCAGCTTCTATACTTTTCTCTATCCTACCAAGCGCGGCTCGTCCCAACTCTACTTGCTCAGTAGGAAAAGAAGAAGTATCGGCACCACTGATGAACGCCAGTAACACGTTAGCCTGAACTACTTTTATGACTACCGCATCAATGGGGGATGAATACTTCGTAAGTCTTTGAAGCCCAAACTGTTGCATCATAGCCAATGGTGACGTATACATATACATACTGGCATATCCCTAAACGGCTTTAATACTAGCAAAACACGCCGGCTGAGACATGATGGGTAGCGGTGCCGACTGTATCATCAATATCTGTGCAGACGGCTCTTCAGTAAACCAAGTTTTGGGGAACCGCGACATGGCATACAAGTTATTTCTCGGTAAAGATGGAAGCCCGGTTGGTATGCGAGACGTATTTGACATCGAGGCTGGGCTTTGTAGGTCTTGTATGGCTCCGTAGGCAAAAATATTGCGAGCACGACTAAACCCAATGAAGATTTTATCGGCCGGCATCATGTCATGCGTTACGCCACTATCATCTTCGTAATACTCGTTGTAAGCATACAAGTTGAGTCCTCCCATACCGCGCAATGTGCCCAAAAACTCAGCTCCAGTTGGGAGCATGGCGGGATTTATAACGCCTAAGTCAACACGCAACGTGTTAAGGAGAGACGTGGCATTGGCGGATATTTTTGGATGAGACAAAAAAGCGTCGCGTACGTTTCGTCCCATGATAGCAAAGTCGGCGGGGCCCATCTTTCCATCCTGCTGGATCAAGCGTTGCCACGAAGTGAAAAGAGCAACGGGGTCGCTGCTAGAGTTGGTGAAAAGGTCATTGCCAGTAAGTGTGAGCTTATGAGATGCCGGCATCTCATAGTCCACAACTTTATCGATACCCTCGCCAACTATAGATAGTTGGCCAGAGTCTAGTAGTTGACTTATCATCCACTCTTCGGTGCGAGAAATGCTGTCACTGAGGGATTGTAACTCCCAACCGAGCAGTTCCATAGCCCGCTGTTGCTGATCAAAAGCCGCCCCCGTTGTAAATGGCAACTCGCCGGGTAGGCGGTTCAGTGCCTCCAACGCCTGGAGGTTCTTTTTCGCCTTGATGAGAGGAGGGTAGTATATCTTTGTGCTGAAAGGCATTTTCTGGACACTGGGGGCTATTGCCTGCCCAGAAACAAACGGTGCAAGCCTGCGGTTACCCACAAGTTCATCGATAGCAACTGACAGCGTTTGAGACTGTTGTGTTTCTTTAAACAAGAAGTCTCTAAAAAAAGTTGGGTTATGGGGAATGGTCTTAACTGCAGTAAGTAATGTGATGGGGCTTAACAGCAACTCTTGAAGTGTCATACGTAGTCCTCTCTAACCTTGAAACGTTACAACATGGATGCCTAGCGCACGAAGTGGCCATTTTACGGTGCCTAGACTGTGCCCCGTTCCATAGGAAAGTTTACGAGCATTTATTCTCCCAGCAAGTAAGATACTTGCTGTTTGTGCAGAGGAAGTTGCATCGGTATCCTGTAGCAAAACCGCTACGGGCGTAGCGGAACCATCCACTGCCGCCGTTGCCGCCAACTTAAAGTTACTGGCCAGAACGGGAACAGTTATAACGTCTCCCACAGCAAACGCCGTTCCCCCAGCAGTGATAGTAAATACTAGATGAGTAGTGGTTTGTTGTGAGCCAATAGCGATGGTTGTGCTAAGGACGGTGCCTAGAGGGTCGGTTAAAGTAAACTTGGCACTAGCTCCGGCAATATTGCACACGAGACTGTAGACTCCGCCAATAACTTGCGCACCCAGGCTTATAGAGCCTATCGTGCCATTGCCTACGTTTGTTAGACCGTAGGCCGGCGTACCAGCGGCCGTTGCAACTCTTCCGAGAACAGCCCCGGCCACAAGATTTCCCGTAGTTATAACAGCCGTATCCGTATGGATAGGATAAGCTGCATCTAAGAGGTCAGAGGATGGAAAGTCCACCCTGGTGTATAAACTCATGCTCATTTTAAATCCCCCTATGATGAGGTGTAGATGGAGTTGGCGCCTGCTTTCTGTAGCCAGCAGTTATATTTTGAACGATGTTTTTGAACTGCTCTGCAGGGTCGGTTACGGGCATGGCGGAGTAGTCATGTCGAGTGTTCTGAAACTGAGTTGGTAGCTTCTCTAATAAAGCTTTGAAGAAGTCGATAGGCCTTGCCTTTACTGTATTCCCAGTGGTGTCCCGGTATACTAGTTGTTTAGTACTCGCTAAGTTTGGACTAACAGACGCGGCATAAGCAAAAATGGGGTTTGGGTCGTCGAGCCTGGCAAGAAAGCACATAAACTCAGCAAGACCGTCAAGTAGGGCTGGTGTCACTTTACCAGCCGCTTGGAGTTGAGAGATATAAAGCTGTGAGTTGGCTAGCATGGCCTCGGTTGCTGAAGTTATGCCCTGGTTTAGCAAGGCACTCCTCTCTTGTGCGCTCATAACAACCATATCGGGCGCAACCGGCTTAGGCTTAGTAGCCGCTTTGGCTAACGTGGGAGGGGGAGTTGCTGGTGTTTCTTCGATAGCAAGCTCAAACATAGCGGCATCGGGAGATGCCGACTTGTTTTCCTCTTCTTCCTCGGAACTATCCAAACTTTTGACCTCAGCTTTAACATCCGCTGCTTTTTTCTCTTCATCTTTGGGTGGTGACTTGGGTGGTAACAACATAGAATCTCCTTGAGTTGAAGGTTGAACGGGGAATGAGTGTGAGCTTATGTAACGCTTAAACTGGAGTGCCGGCTGTAAATCTACGGCTGGGGGAACGGCTCCTAAAAAAGCAAGATGCCCTAACTCTGGCCCACGCTCCGTTAAATCGATGCGTACAGAGCGGTTAGGGTACTGCTTCTTTTTGAAGCTTATGGCAAAAGTTTCTAGTACATGGGCTAACTTGGCATAAAGTCCTTCTCCCTCCCTTTTAAGTTGAGAAACCCAGCCATACGCCGGCGAAGAGTCTGAGGTTTGATGACCTAAAACTACCGGAACACTGAAAGTGTTTGGTTGAAAGTTAAAAACAATCGCATCAAGGTCCGACTCCTCCCATGTCGTTTCAGTGCCAGTATAGCTATCAATATGCGTACCAACCCTAAAGACCTCTATCCAGTCAAAAAGTTCTGGCGCAATATCTTGAACAGCGTTCTGAACAGACTTCATTTTTTAATACCTCTACACCTTTCTTTATCCTATGAAGTCTAGGATGTATAAATAGCTTATTTTTTTGCATCAGCACATAGTCTTATGTATTTATAAAGTAAAGTCAAGAGGAAATATGCCAGTTTATAACTTTACTTAGCGGAACGAGACTTTTGGATTCCTGGAAAAACGTCATTGTAGTTCCTAAAAAGTTCTTTGTAAGCAGTTTCTCGATACTTCTTCTTAGGGAGCGAGCCAAGTTCCTGTAGTTCTGCTACGTCAGCCCAACCTTTGTCCAGTGGATACGCATAGTAGGGGTGAGACGCATTTTTCACAAGGATAACATTAAGCGGCTTTCCCAACTTACGCGCAGTGTAAACTCGGTGCATACCATCGCTAATCAACCAAACTTTTCGCCCATCCGCTTCATAAGATTCTTCGATAATCGGAGGGAGAAGTGGTAGTAGCGTTCTTATGTCCTCACGCCAAAACCACACGGCGGTATCTAGCTTAAACATATCAACGCCTTGACTTAGTAGGGTGGTATAAAGTTCCTTCACAGTCCATAAGGTGGAACGTAAAACATAGCGTTGGGTAGGAACTAGTATGTCAGTATCCAGCTGCTGTTCGATACTTAGTTGTGCATTTGCGTATACTAGCACCTGTCCATAACCAAGTAAGCGTGTATTTTTCAGTTTACTTAGAAGGATAGAGCTGGGAACTACTTCAAGTTTAGTTACTTTCATACTTTCTTTGATGAGCGGACTCGGGGCGAGGATGGTAGTAAAAGGCGGGCACACTAGCTGCCCGCAATTTTTTCTCTGAAGGATAACTGACTATAGTTTAGCATAAACTATAGTCTATATAGTAGTTCTCTTAAAAAGAGTTACTAAAAAAAAGGGGGGTAGGGGGGGGCACTATGGCTGTCATGCTCGTTCTCCTGTCCGCACTTAAGCTCACTTTTCTAGCTCTCTGGCTAGTACCCAAAGTAAGTCAGAGAGCCGGTTTAAATACGCGAGTACGCACTCATTGACGTAGTTGCCTTGTTGTTTTAAGGCAACTACACTAGTCTCTGCCCGACGACAAACAGTGCGAGCTAAGTGTAGTAAGCTGGCATCAACTGTATCACCTGGCACTAACCACGCTCCATACTGCTGCTGTATATACCGATCTACAGTACTACTGTAGTGCCGCGTGGCGTGTCGAGCCTCTAGGCTTAAGATACACTCATCTAAAGTACGAAGTTGCTCACGCAACTCCTCTTTTGTACGATCCTTTTCCTCAAGAGGGGTTGCTAGAGAAGTTCCTAGTCTAAAAAGGTCTAGCTGAGCACGCTTTATGTTAGCGCGCGTCTCTAGAGTTGTGCAAAAGGCATGAGCAACACCTAGTGTAGCAGCAAGTTCATCGATACTTCCTAACGCAACTATCCTGCTCGAGGACTTGGGCATACGTTCCTTTCCAAGGATAGCGGTCTGTCCGTCATCTCCTTTACGAGTTGAAACGCTTGACATACTACTTTTCCTTTTTAGTTGATGAGTCCACAAGCACCGGCCTCACAACTATCGATGCCGGACTCACGGTTGAACGCATGGTGAGCAGTAAAGCTCTTCCAGTCGATGTCTTTTAGTTGAGCGCGGTATGCATAAAACTCGCTCGATGTAACGGGCGTTTGTGGAAGATATATGCCTGGTTCAACAGTAGATGCATCAAAACGTGGCATAAAGGCTGTACCCACGTAACTGTCCCAGTTACGGAACAGCCAGTCAGTGATGGCTGGCACTTCTTCTGGCAAGTAACTCACTGTGAACGAAGCGTTAGTGTCGACCCAGTGTGTCATGATCCTCTTATAACGCTCCAACTGGGCAACCGCGCTATGAAGCTCAACTTCCACTCCTTCTTTTGTCTTTGTCCAACGAAAGTAAGGACTACTCCATTCGATTGGGAAGTTTACTAAAACATCCCCCGAGTTCAGTGGGTTAGGTTTAACCTGATAGCCATGTGCTTCTAAA